AAACCAGATTCACCACTTGTTCCACTTGTACCAGATTCTCCAGAGGTACCTGAAGTACCAGACTCACCTGAAGTACCGGATGTACCTGAAATTCCTGATGTACCTGATGTACCCGAAGTACCTATACCAGAAGTGCCAGAAGTTCCTGATGAACCATCAGTACCTGAAGTGCCACTAGTACCTGATTCTCCTGATGTACCTGAAGTACCAGTTTCACCTGAAGTACCACTTGTGCCTGAAGTACCAGAAGATCCTGAGTCTCCTGAAGTGCCTCCTGTAATAGTTACTAATACTGCTGTACCTGATCCTGTTGATTCAACTTGTACACCACTACCAGTAAAGTAGAACGCACCGATATTGGTATCAACGAGTGAGCCCGTATAATAAATTGTAGTACCAATAGTAACGTTAACTTCTCCTGGATTACTGCCAGTTTCTGCAACTACACCTGATCCTGTAAAGTTAATTAGTGTAGCGTTTGTTGTTAAGACAAAATTTTCGTCTGAAATTGTAATAGCAGAACCTGCTCCTGAAGTACCTGAGGTACCGCTAGTACCAGTTTCACCTGAAGTACCACTTGTACCAGATGATCCTGAAGAGCCTATGCCTGAAGTACCTGAGGTACCACTTGTTCCTGAAGTTCCTTCACCTGATGTACCAGAAGTGCCACTTGTACCATTAATACCAGAAGTACCTGAAGTACCATCAGCACCCGAAGTACCACTTGTACCTGATGTGCCTACGCCTGAAGTGCCAGATGAACCATCTGTACCTGAAGTACCACTTGTTCCTGATGTGCCTACACCTGAAGTACCTGAAGTGCCATCTGTACCTGAAGTACCTGATGTGCCTGAAGAACCGATACCTGAAGTACCACTTGTACCAGATGAACCATCTGTACCTGAAGTACCTGAAGAACCTATACCTGATGTACCTGAAGTACCACTTGTGCCTGAAGTTCCTGAAGAACCTGAAGAACCTGAAGAACCAGAACCACCACCAGTACCAGTAATTGTAATAGTAGCACCATTTGAACCAGACGCTTCAACAAAAACCCCACTACCTGTAAAGTTTAATGTTGCAACATTTGATACAACTAATGAACTTGTGTAGTAAATATTAACTGCTCCACCTATACCGGAAGTACCTGAAGTACCTGAAGTGCCATCTGTGCCACTTCCTCCACCGGTTGACTGAAAACTCCCAATTGATATTTGGTCTAAAAATCTAGCGTTACTGGCCATTTTATACTTTCAATTATTATATATGTAATAAATATTTTTTATTTTTTCTAAATACCAAAATTTGTAGAATTATTTGTATTTGGTTCTATTCTTATTGTTGATAAATTAGGATCATCAGATGGTGCATTTGCAGATCTAAATCTTGGATCTTGAGCATTATCTGCTGTTTCAGGAACATAAATTTCATTTGTATTTTTATCACTAATTTCCACATTAGGTAATAATTCAAATGGTGAAACATCAGTTTCAAGAGAAAAAATTAACTTACACTTATTATTAAATTTCTTTAAAGAAGCTAAGTCTTTTTGTACTGTGTCTGGGATTAGATATCCATAAAGTTTAATATCAAAAGAAGCACGAATTACTCTTTCGTCATTTTCTTTAATTTCAGTAGTTGTATTGAATTGATCAATACGAGCTTGAAACTGATATCTTGAAGGATTACCCCAGTATGAGTCTGAAGCGTATTCCATGGCTTCAACAATTTTATTTAATTGTTCCATGTAATAAGTATAAACTACACAAGAGTAGTTAACAGTTACATAATCAGGAACTGTAACAGCATAAAATTGTTGTTCAGGAATTCTATTATTTAACACACCAAAATTTGAATAAAAATTTCGTGTATCATATTTTTTCTTCATTACAGCATATAAATTAGGATAATTTGCATCTAATTTATTAGCTATACTTCTATTTTTAATAATGTTATTTCTTTTAAACATTACCATAGGTGCCATAATAGCACCATTTTTATCCTTTAAATACCCATCTTTTAACATTGATTTCCATTTTTCAGGAGAACCATATATTACAGGAACTTCAATTCTGTTACCATTTTGTATTACGTAAGGTTTAATTACATTTTGGAAATAATAAAGAATAGATTCATCTATATCTTGTAAACCTACAGTAAATGGTTTTACAGTATCACCTTCCCAACTTTGTTGAAGTGATCTGTTAGGCCCGTTAAAATTAGGATTTGCTAAATTAGGATCACCTAAAATAGCATTTTGCCCTGCATACTCATTGCTAAGTTGCTGTTGTGTTTTTGGAATAGGTTTTCTACTTTCGGGCATTACATTCTTTCTAAAGTTATACTTACTTTATCAGCCGGTACATAGTGAGTTTGACAAGCTACAGCTACGTTATATCCAAAATTTCCTAAACCAGGATTAAATCCTGGGGGTTGGGTGTCATTTGGATAGTCTGGGTTTTTACCTAAGAAATATTGAGTTTCCCAAGCTCTATCTACTTCATAATATGAATTTTGATAATAAATTATGTCACCTGGTTGAGGTACATAATTAGCTCCATAGATGTTTCCAAAATCGTAATTTCTGTTAAAATCATAAAATTTTTCAAGTAAATCATCTCTTAAAAATTGGAAGATAGGTTTCCAAGAAAAGTCCACACCAAAATCACTAACAGGATTTTGTGATTCAGGTATATCAATAATACAATATAATAATACAGGACCTATATAAAATTTTTCTTGAGAAGCTTCGCCATAAATGTTTGAATTAGTTTGGCTAGGTCTATATTTGTAAAAAGCTGCTTGTTGAGATATAATATTACCCATCAACTCTCGGTTGATGTGTCTAAACATACTTATATCTCTTTTTTCTCCAAATAAAGCCATTATCCTATATAAATTGTCATTGGAACATTATTTAATTCTGATTTAGCGAATTCTGCTTCATCTTTTCTTCTTTCAAGACGTGCTTTACGAGAAGTTTCATCAAAATATTCTCTTAAACGAGCTATTAATTTATCTTTTTCGTCTTTAGCAGCAGCAATTAAATCACCACCATTAAGTGTTACAGCTGCTCCTGGGATAGGGATTTGGGAATATTTATTTCTTACATATCCCAACATTTCTTTAGCTTGAGCTAAAGTATATTCAAATATCCAAGAACGACCTATAGAATTTATTTGAGAATAAACTGGGTTATTGTAAGGCATGTTAGATACATTTGTAATATATCCTGAACCTGATGCTCCACTACCAGTTTGTATAGAGTCTAAATATCTTTCACTCTTAATAATATATTCAAACCAGAAATTTACTCCATCATCTGCTGGAGTAGGTACTGGGAATACTTTAAGTTTATTATTTATAAGTTCAAAGCTATAAGCTGAGAATAAAATATCGTTTCCAAGTTCTACTTCTTGGATTGCTGCTACGTTGTATGATAAAGGTGTTACAAAGAAATTTGTACCGGCTCCATAACCAGCCACACCACCTAAACCACCAAAGAAAGAGCCCCAACCGGCACCTAAACCAATACCACCTCCGTAGTAATAGTCTGCAGATGCAGGTACACCTTGATAAAAAACTCTTTTAATTTCAAGCTCACTACCAGAAATACCTCGATCTTCAGCCCATTGATTTAAATCATATTCTTGTACACTACCTGTTAAAATAACAGATCCGCTATACCAAGTTACATTACCCCCGGTTCCGGCTTCAGCACCATATTGTTCTGAAACTCTAATAATATTACTATAGTTTGGGGTAATACTAGCATTTTGAAAAGTATCTGGTGCTTCTTCTAGGGTCATTCCCTCGAAGTTTACAAGATTCTCTCTAACTAAATAAGCATAAAGTTCATTACCATAAACTGTAACCGCCATTTCAAAAGCAGTCCAAAAGTTTAAATCTTGTAATTCTACGTTTTCAATAGGCCATCCTAATCTTCTAGCACAGAAGTTTGTGACACTATTTGCATCATTTTGGAATTGTACATCATTATCATAAAACCCAAAAGGGGTAGGAGAAGGATACACATTCGATTGTGAAGTGTATAAATTTAAAGATTCTGTGAAATTTGAGGAGCCACTATATATAGGGATATTCATTCTGCCTTTTTGTTATAAATATCAAAAAGACAATAAATCAAACTATTTTCTTGAAGTTCCTGATGTACCTAATTGTACACCTATTTCTTTAGCCTCTTCATAGTAATTAATTAAATCCCCAACAATAGGATCTCTATGGTTTTGCTTTAAAGTAATAGCCTCTAAATTTTTAATTTTTCTAGCTCCTTTATATAAGAATCTAAACCCAGAATCTTTTTTGTTTTTAAGGTCTACTTGAATATCGTCACCACAGATAATCATTTTAGATCGTAAACCTATACGGGTTACAATCATTTCCATTTGCTCGTGGGTAACGTTTTGAGCTTCGTCTACAATAACAACACTATCAAGAAAAGTCCTACCGCGCATAAAAGATAAGGGTACAATTTCAAGAGATCCATCTTCGATAAGTTTTTCGACTTTGGTTTTATCATATAAGGCATACATGTTTTGGTAAATTGGTTGAATCCAGGGATCCATCTTTTCTCTTAGATCTCCTGGTAGAAAACCTATTTCTTCTTTTGAAACTGTTGGACGTGTAATGATAATTTTATCTACCTCTCTCATAAATAATTTTTCGAGGGCAATTTGACACGCTAACAATGTTTTACCTGAACCGGCTGCTCCAGCTAATAATGTAACTGTACTTTGAAGTATTTTTGCTTTAGCTTCTTTTTGTTCTTGGTTTAATTCTATTTTAAATTTTATTGGGTTTTTTGGTTTACGTTTTTCTTTGAAAATATCTTCGTTAGATGTTGTATCCATTTTTAAAATTTATTTTTACTAGCTTATCTAAACCAGCATTTACGTGCATTGTATCTTCTAAAACTAATTCAAAGTCAAAACGTTCATCCAAAGGTAGAACTAAATCAACTTGAGACCCCCATCTAATTAATGAGAATCTTTCATTTTGGGCAAACACATCATATTGTTTGTTTGTAAAAGGAGCTATAACATTTACATCCTCATCTGCGATTTGTACTAAATGATATGAATAATCTAAAGATGGAACATAAATTTTGTTGTACATTCTTTCATTAAACTTTAAATAATCT